CATAAATCTTTCATATGTATTATATTACAGAAGTTTCCTTCGCTTGTCTATATAATTGTTCGGTCGCCATGTTTTTTCCTTTGGCCTCCACTTGTATGTCAAAGTTCTCCGAGAACGATAGTGCCCAATCATTTACCTTCTTGTTTGGTAATAGGTCCGAGTGTGCTCTCAGTTTCTGTTTCTTGCAACCACGTGCTAACAACATCTTGATGTCGTGCATTTCCGTGTGTGTCCGGTCACCTAGTCCTGCAACCGCAAGGTGTTCGTCTCTGGAATATGAATAGTGCATACTGGGTCTCACACCACGCCACGAATCTATTACACGTTTGACCCTGTCGTCTGTGGCTTCTATGTATTCCTCATCTCTGATCCAGTGATGATGTATGTCCAGAACCAATGCTAGATGTTTCTCCAGCATCAACGACTGTTCCAGTCCATGGCTCATCTCGTCATTTTCTATTGTAATTAGATTCCTTGCTTCGGGCGATAGTCTGGGCAATGCTTTTATTATGCCGTCTGGTCCTTGCTTGCCTGAGATGTGTACGTTTATCTTGCAACCGTCTTGGAAACTTTTACCAAAACCCATCCATCTTGCCATGTCCGCATGGTATTCGAATTCTTCTATGCTACGTTCAACTATGTCTGGAGTCGCACTTGACAGCACACAGAATTGTCCTGGATGGAAACTGACCTTGACATCTAGTTTCCTTGCCATCTCACCAACTGGTGCGAATAGATCTTCTAGGTGACTCTGTATGTTGGGTTGTTGCCACCACGACTTCCAGTCTTTCTCTGTGTAGCCTTGCAACATCTCGCTCCCAAGCCTCACCATCCTTCTTTCCGGAGGAAGTGTGCCCACACGTTCTATCAACCTACGTGCGGCTGTGGTGTTGTGAGTCATGATGTCCCACTGTCGCTGTTCGGCCTCGTCCTTGTGTTCTCGTAGCCAACGCATGGTGGTGCTTCTGCCGTTTAGATCACGGTCCTTGGCGTTTACTTTCATGCCGCCAAACTCCGACTCGTCATTGAGCCATTTGCAACAGAAGCCAAAACGCTGTATCATTTGTAAATTATAACGCTGATCGATTATTTGTCAACAACAGAACAATTAATTGTATAGATATTGGTACTTAGGGTTTGAAAGATTGTGTGTGGTAGTAAGTATCCATCGACAAATTTCCTTTTCTTCTTTAGCACATTCATTTTCTAGATTATTGAATTTATTAAAATTCCTTAAAGCGTAAGGATACCAATCTGTGGCGATGTCGTTGATGCTATGTTTGGTGAAAAAGTCTGTCAACTGTCTTTGTACAATATCCTGTTTACGGTAATTTAATTGATCCATGGGGACATCGTCCCACGTTGACCACTGTATATAATCAGGAATGATTATTCCCATGTCTTGCATTCTCTTCATAGAGCCCGTGCCTCCTAAAATAATTGGTATGTGCCCATACAAGATTGAATTGAGAGATTTCTCGGTGTGGAAAGCACCCCCATTCGTGGCAAAAGTTTCAACTATTATATTAAAAAGACAATCATAAAGTGGCATTACCTTGTCAATTCTGCCTTTATTGTCGACAGGAATTTTTTCCCTTGACTCAAAATTATTGAAGGGAATCAAGTTTTTGTACTGCGGATCGCCATAGGTTCGGATAAAGTTCTCTTTTTGATCATTGTTCAATTTTATATTTCGAGTTTCTACGTCATATGCTAGATAACTTACCTTGTTCTTTTTATCCAATCCCTTATCTAAGAACCAATTGAACATAAGCGATCTAAAGGTATCGCTTCTACCTAGTATTGAACAAAACCAGTGTTGTCTTTTCTCTTGTATAACAGATTCATCTCTAGATCCACGATTTGTCCATGAATAAAAAGGAGAAAAATATTTCCTAGGCCAGACTTGACAGTTATCATTTTGTGTCAAAGAAAAATGATCAAAACTGTCAATATCGATAACCATGAAAACTTTGCCTTTATTATCGATTAGTATCTTGTTTATAACATCTGTGTTCTTTTTTTTTGTATACGTATAATCACAACCGTGTGTTAGACTATCATTATGATATATCAAATTATATTTCTTAGTGAAAGTGTGGGACAATAATTCTTCCAGATGAAAAAAGGTTTTGATGTTTTTAGCAGGATCATTTTTATAACAACGGTCTCTTACGTATGCAGGACGACCAAATTTTATGTGTTCTAGATCATCTAATATAATGTTTTTAAAACTGTTTGATTTGATCATTGTTAGTCTCGAAACATTGTTTCCATCATGGCCCAATGACCTATGATGTCACTACAGTGTAGTCGGAATCCATGTTCTCTGTCTATGTCACGCAAGATCTTGTTGGCCTTTGCCATGCTCAATCCTACATCGGCTGGCAGTTGTAGTGCATTTATTGTTTTCTTCTTTAAACCTTTAGCGGCCTGCAATCTGTGCCATCCGTCCGTGAGTAGATAGTATCCTGAATCCTTTATTGGTGTGACAAGTATTGGATCCCAGGCGCCGTCCTTCTTGAGCCTTGCTATCCACCCACGTTTTTCTTTGTTGAGAGGTCTCTCAACGCCCAGTCCCATCTCTGCCATTGTGACTAATTTACCTATTTCTACTTTTATTTTTTTAATCTTAATCTGTTTCATACTCTATATCATCTATGTTTTGTATCAATCGCCATTCTTCACCCCTAGGTAGAGGTTTGCGTTGTGGGTAGTCGTTGACATCGGATATCTCTCTGTACTTGTTTGCACACGGTGGACCGCAGAACGGTCTTATTATCCTCTTGTCATACTTGGTGTCGTGTAGGCTGTCGTACCAGTATATAGCGTTAATGAATTGCTTGTTGCAGACGTAACAGATGTGCAGTTTAATCATTGCCCGGTAGTGAAGTCATCTGACTCATGCCACCTGTGTTCACGTAGCCGGCCTTGGTCCTGTTCTGCTCAGGCTCCTCGTCTGAAACGAGTAGGATATCATTCTCATCTATCATGCGTACTTCTAGTTCCACGCCCTCTTTCTTGACCTTGAATCCCCTGCTCCATCTTCCGTGTGAGACCATTACCCATTGTCCCACTGTGACGTCTTCCTGTTGATCACCGATAGCATATACTTTACCCCATCTAGGGTGTATTCCTGATTCAGATCCGTCGTCGTCTGTGAGTATGATTCCGCCTTTGGTCTTTGTCTCACCGAAGTGCATGTCTGAAACTAGCACCCTCTTCTTGAGAGGTGTGATGTCGTAATCAACTGTGTATTCCTTGCCACCGTGTGATCCAAAACCTTTTGCTTGTAAGTCTTCTAGTTGTCCCATTATAGGATTATTATATAAGATTTATTCTAATCCGTCAAGTGCCGCGTCTATACCGCTTTTGGCTGTGCTCTCTGCTTTAGGCTTGAAGGTTTCCACTGTCTTTACTTCCACCTTCTTGGGCTGTGGTGCTACCGTTTTCTTTGGTGCTGGTTTTGCCGCAACCGGTGTCATCTTCTGTACAGTCTTCACTGGCTCCGCCTTGGGCGCCGGCGTTGGTTTGCCTCTGCTTGGTGTGTCACTGACCATGCCTTTTGGTTGTTCGTAGTACTTCTTGATGATCTGTTCCTTTGGTGTCACAACTTGTCCGCCTGCTCCCAATACATCTCCCCTGGCGTTCACATTCATATTACCAACTGCCTGTACTGATTCGTTGGCCGCTCTAAGTTTCTCTATGTCCACCATACGTCCCTGCATGGTCCTGTACATTCTTTTTCTGGGTGCTCTTGCTACCATATCGTTAAACTCCTATATTATTACTTATCTCTAAGAAATTCGGTGATGTCTAAATTGTACAGCATGGGATTGATCTTATGTACTCCTATCAGGAATAGACAGAAACTGGCCACACTTGATCCCCTGCCAACTCCCCACACCATGTTGTTTGCTCTTAAAGTGTCCACGAAATAGATCAGGAACTGTAGTACACGTATGAATTTCTTTTTCTCAAACAGATCATACTCCATCTGTACCCTCATCTTCTCTTCATCATTTTGGCATTTGTCTAAAAGCCATTGAAGTACATTTATTTGGTAATACTTGTCAGGCATGTGCCAGTTGTCGCAGTTCTCCTTATCAAATTCTGCGGGTGTTGGTCTTTTGGGTGCTGTATTGATCACGGGCAGATCTATGCCTAACTCTTTGAGACTTTCGGAATATTTGTTTATGTTGTCGAAGTACAGTTTTGATATGTCGAAGTGGGGATCCGTGTACAATAACTCAATCACATCCTCTTCCGAGAATATCACATCACCGTGATCATTTATCTTTGTCTTTGCCGCCATCTAACACCTTTGGTTGGAACTCAAATATTTTAGCATGATACTCGTGCTTCTTGTCAACAGGAATCTCTTGATTGTTCCAACTGAAGTGTCCTGTGTAGATGCCTTTGTCGAGTTCTTGATCATATGTTGCCGTGTCTGCCCTCAACCACCATGGATCAAATTTGCTGAACTTGGCTGAGAACCAATCGGGCCTATCTAACAGTATAAGCTCTTTGCTGTCTTTGTCAACCGTGTAGGTAATACCATCTCCCTGCCATGAACTCAATTTAATGTGATTGATAACGATCTTGCTGTCCAGTATGCTGTTGGCCTTGCAGAAACACACCGCGGCCATGATCTGGTCATAGGGTGGTTTTGGTAATTCAATGAATCTGTTTGTCGTACTCTTTTTTAAAGTTTGGTAGAGTGGTTCGTCTCTCCATGTGGTGATGGTGTTTGCGAAAACCTGTTCGAAGAGATTCTTAAGTCTCTCGAAGTAATCTGTCTGCTCCTTAAGGCTGGCAGTGTGTGGTGTCAGTGATACGTTCAGTTTGTATTCATTGGCGAACAGTTCGCCGTCAACGATGATTATACTTTTGAATTTTGTCTTCCAGGTGAATGTGTTTGACATCAAAACTATTTACTAGTCGATGTTGACCAGGTCACCTAGGTCTGGTTCGTTCCTTAACTTCTTGTTGTTCTTGTGCCATGCCTCCAGTCGTCTCTCTCTGATGGCGTTCTGGTATGTGGCGAGTGCGTGTTGCAGTTGTGCCAACAGCTCTGGGTTTCTGCCAAATCTCCTGGCTGTCCCTACCTTACGTGAAAGTTCTTTTATTCTCTTGGAGATGTCCTCATCGCTCATGTTACCTATCTCTTCTTGTAATGGATGGAAGTACATAAGACTCCTTGGTTATTATGCGTACTGTTTGCCGAGCTGGTGCATCAGCACTGTTGTGCCACCATCTGGTGACATGAATTCAAAAAGGAATCTGCCTAGTCCTGTTGTCACCTGGTCTGATGTTCCGTCACTTCCATGTACATTGTCTGCTTTGATCACTGCACTTGGTAAAGTTAGTATTCCTGTTGATGTTGGTTGCACCGTGATGTCTAAAACGATCCTACCTAAATTTCCTGCTGGGAAGTTAAGGAATGCCAAAGTGGTATCTGCTGTGATTGTCAGTGTTTGATAGTGACCATTCTCATGATTCAACGTCACCGATCCACTACCAATCGAACCATGGTTGTAAACGGTTTCACTGTTGTCTTTTAAAACTGCATTTGATATAGTATTTCCATTAAAATTATTAGTAGAGTCTAAATTAGCCTTGTTAGTCTGCATGGACTCAATTTCAGATTTGGCTTCTGTAAAATTATTCTTTATGGAATTGAAATTATCTCTGAAACCCTGTGAACTGTTGTCCTGTCCTGCCTTTGGATATGTTCCGTCTATGTTTCCTGGTACTATGTTACTCGCCATTATTGTATTCCTTTGTCCCTAAATTTGAGATATTTATCGTTGCTTCTCTCCACCTTTATTATTGTGCCTGCTGATGGCACTTCTTTGGTAAATGTGATAGTTGTTTTCTTGGTTGTTGTATCGTGCGTGAGGGTGATACCAAACTCGTGGTCAGCCGATCTAAGTGTTCCGTCTGCTGTCAAATAAGTCGGTTTGATGTTATTGTCTGCCGTGACACCCTGTCCCACGAATACTGTGCTTGTTCCTTCTTTGACAAGTATATCCTCCTCGTGTATAAGTTCATCAACCACAAAACTCGTTGTAGTCCCATCTGCAGTGAATGTTTCTGTGGCAACTTTTGATTTGCTCACAACATATCTGTCTACAGTAAATGCAATATTCTTGAAATTCAATGCTTTCTCTTCTATCCTTTTCTTTACCAATGCGGATTTACCTGGCTTGCAGTAGCAGATAGGCACGGCTGTCACATATCCTAATGGTGCAAGGTCTCCTGCCTGCGTGGTTTTCATCCATAATGGTAGATAGTCCCATTCCTTGTGTCCGAGGCTCTTCATTCTCGATCGCATGTTGGCCACCGCGTTTGGATACACAGTTTCTATGAATCCTAGATCTGCACTCAACTGGTTGGCATATCTCACTTTAGATCCTGATGTGCTGAAAGATAGTCCCCCGTCTGTTGTAATTTCGTAGTCGACATAGTCTGCTGTGGCGTTCATGCTTGATGACCTTGGTCCCAGTAAAGGTTTGGTCACGGCATCTCGCAGTTTTACTGCACTGGACACTGCAACTCCGTCTGCGTTTACCATGTTATCTTTGATTTCTATATAAACCACCTCATATTTTGTTGTTGTTCCCTCTTTGGCCACCGCCGTTTTAATGTTACCGAAGTACAATGTCTTAGGGGCATGGTTTTGTTCCATCTGTTGCTGGAATGCAGTCAATGTCTGTGACTCCAGGCCAGACATCATCAACATGTTGGGTTTGAATTTCATTCCGAAATTTGTATCTTCCGGTCTGAATATGTTGTCCACAGAGTTGATGTTGGGATCCTGTGCTATGCTGTAAAATATGTTCTGGTCAATGAACGACGTGGCGTGTCCAGACATGTTGCCATACTCTGTCTGTGTGTATGGTATGTCGACATTGACTGTGAACTCTTTTGAAGTGGCCGCGGCCTGATATTGGTCACTCACTGTGACAGTGAATGTGTAGGCTCTTGTTGAATCAGTGAAATCACTTGGGTCTATTGTACCAATGAGATTACCTTGCTCAGAGAGTGTGATTCCTGTTGGCAACGATCCAGAGGTAACGGAGTAACTTAGAACACGATCGGCTTGATCAGTGACTGCTTCTATGTGTAAGAGACTTGGCACATCCGCCTTAAGCGTTCCCACTGTAGCCGGGGTTGTAAATGCTATGCCTATATCGAGCTCTCCTATCACTTTCATAGTGAACTGTTGATCTGTGAATACGTTTATACCTGTTGAGACCACTCTGTTGGCTCGTACTGTGAACGTGTAATCAGTCTCTACCGCCGACTGTCTGGCCAACTGTCCGTACAGTTCACCTGAGTTGATGTCTATGGAAACTCCTGCGGGCAATGAACCAGACTGTATGGAGTACTCTAGATCACCCTGTAGCGGATCAAAATCCTCCACGTCTATTTTAACAACCAATGCGTTGTCGTGTCTGAATGTTCCTAGGTCTGACCCAGTCCTGAATACCGGTCTCCTGTTGGCACTGAGATCCATCGTGAGTGGTGAATCATTTATTTCTGTAGCATCTATTGTGATTGCTGTGTTCGAAACCCTCCAGAAGTCTGCACTGTATACGAGTATGGAATTGTTCTGTTCAACGAAACTTGTGCCGTCAGACACCCTGATGATGAAGTCAAAATTTTTGCTTATGCTTTTTGTTGTGACAGTCCTATCGAAAGTGCCATCAAATTTATCCTCGTTACCACTTCCGTCGTATCCTCCACGCTCTCCAAATCTTTGATCATCTGTGAGTTGTACGACTCCACTTATCAAACCTGATTTGCTCATGGTCACACCTGGTGGCAGTGAGCCTTTAACAATCTCATACACAAGTGTTTGTCCCGCCCTGGTGTCTGTGTCAGTGGCCTGCATCTGTAGAGAAACACTTGAACCGTCTATGACCCAATACAATCCAACACTGGTCGAATCGTCCAGTTGCAGTTGTCCGGAAGCAGTCGTGAAAGTTGGAGTGTCCGCACCTTGTACGTCTAATGAAAAAGTCCTGTCTGTGATAGCGGTACCGGCCGTGGCTCGCACGACGAAGGTGTAAAGAGTTCTTTTGGCAACCTCAGCCGGAGTACCTGTCAAGAGCCCGTCTGTGGTTACCTGCATTCCTGCGGGTAGGCTCCCTGCTATCACGGAGTAAGTGATGGCCGTTGAATCGCTTGTATTCGCCTCCAATTGGAGAGAATACGCGACTTGCTCGTCTATGGTTGCAATTTTACCTGCCGTGGTTGTCCACACTGGTGTTGCCATTACTGTACTCCTTACACGGGTATTTATTGGCGATTACCGGCTATTATTCTGTGTACGAATCCAGTGTTCCAGGTGCTGTCTGAGGTTCTCCCGTGCGGTCTTGTCCTGTTCACGTCGTATTGCCTCCTCCAAGCGTTTGATCTCGGAATGTGCTGACTTGCGCCTGTTGTGGTCGTTTCTGTGTTTCCTCATTGTTCCTTGTTAAGGATATGCTATGATCTATTAAGATTCGTCGTAGAACGGAATAACTCTCATTGTACCGGCGATCTTGATCTTGATATAGCCTGTTGGCGTACCTGGCAATGCCGATGCACCTCCCGCCGATCCCACAGTTGATTGTGTGGCCGTGTTAAGATCCACAACTCCAGTACCCTGTGTGCTGATTGAAATGTCACCATCTGATGTATCATTCTGTAAAGCATCTGCTCTTACAGTTGTGGCCTCCATCAACGTGAAGTTTGCCTCAGCGGCAGTAAGTTTAACATTGGTACCGCCAACCGCAACGTTCTGTCCTGCGGCAGGTGATAGTGTGATACCGCCTGATGTCGCTGATACTGTGTTGCCGTCCAATCTCAAGTTGTCAACATTAAGTTGTCCTGTTGTGGTCTGTGTTCCTGCGTGAGTGATTGGTCCTGTTAGTACGATAGCACCTGTTCCAGCCGGATCGATCGCAATGTCTCCGTTTGTGTCAGAAGTGATAGTACCGTCTGCGATAATATTCAAATCACCAACTGCAAAAGTTCCTGTGGTCAATGATCCTGACACAGTTGTGTTACCTGTCGTGGCAACGTCCGCCGTGTTCAATGTTCCTACCACTGTGGTGTTTGGTATGATTCTGACCTGTCCTGTTCCTGATGCGTCCAGTTCTAAGTTCGCATTCGAGGCGTTGGTAGTGATTGTGTTGTCAGCCATTGAAATACTATCAACGGTCACTGTTCCTGTCATTGTGGCCGCGTTGATTGTAGGTGCTGTTAGAACTTTATTTGTTAAAGTTTGAGATCCTGTGAGTGTGGTAACGGTTCCGTCAATTGCCGTTGTGACTGTGTTTCCTGTCGCACTTGTGGTTATACCAGTGCCTCCAGAGAACTGCATCACTTCTGAATCGAGATCAATTGAATTGGTAGTCGAGTCGTCTGCTGTGAAATCTAGATCTGCGGCTGTTACCTGTGCATCAACATACGCTTTGATAGATTGTTGTGTTGCCAAAGCAGTTGCTGAATCTGATCCCATGGCATCTTCGTCTAGTATACCTGTTACAGTTGCACCCGACGCCAGTGCCAATGATGTGCTCAAAGTTGTGGCACCTGTGATCGTTGCCGCACCCGCCACATTCAACGTGCCTGTTGTCTGTATGTTTTCTGCTATTGTGATCTGTGTCGAATCGTCAGAACTCATTGTTGTGCCAACGAATTTCATCGCACCCAGTTTGATGCTACCTGTGCCATTTGGAGTAACAGTGATGTCACCGTTGGTGACCCCTGTTGTGATTGCGAACGTGTTCACATCTAGATTCGCGTCCAGTGTGTTGATGTCGTTGTCACTTCCGTAAAGTTCTACGAAGTTGTCGTTTATCTTGTCAAATGCTGTTCTTAGCGGATCTCCCGTGCCGTCGTTTGCACTTGATCCGATGTTGATGTTTTGTCTAGCCATACTTTATGTTAATCCTTTTTGTTATGGGTATTTATCGTAGATTCTATAAACCTAATGTAATTATTATAGGTCTATTATGACTCTCTGGAATTTGAACACGGTGCTGTCGTTGGTTATATTCGTCGCCAACAATCTCACGTTTCCGTCATCAATATCCGCTGTGAATGTGCATAATGGATCAGTGTAAGAACCGGTGTTTCCAAACACGGTAACGTAGGCCTCCGTGGTGCTGTCAGCACTTGGTCCGTGTACCAGCGTGGCCTCCACCATCTCGAACCTGCTGTTGGTGGCGTCTGATATGGAGATGTAGTACTTGGCACTCCTGTACGAAGCACTGGACCAACTGTCTATGACGGTAGTGGCAGATGTGGCCACAGTTGCGGTGTTGTCACCGATCTCTGAGTGGTTCAATGTGGATGGACTTGCAATGGTCACGAATCCTATGTTGCCAGCACCGTCCGTCTTCAGCACCTGGTCCGCTGAACCGTCTGACGTTGGGAAACTGAAACCGCTGATGGACACCGTGCCCGTGCCATTGCCTGAAAGTTCTAGATCGGCGTTGGAGGCATTTGACGAGATCGTGTTGTCTGTTATGGTCACACCATCGATGGTCATTCCGCTGGTGGTTGCCAATGTTGTGAATGTCGCCGCCACCGGTGTGGTCGCACCGATCACGGTGTTGTCGATGGCACCACTGTTGATGTCCGCTTTGGACATAACTACTGACCCTGTTCCACTCGCTGAAAGCACTAGGTCTGAGTTGGATTGCGTGGTCGTGATCGTGTTGTCCGTTATGTTGACATTAGAATCTATTGTCAGGTTGCTGATGTTCACTGTTCCGGTACCGCCCGGTGTGAGGTTCAGGTCAGCGTTTGAGCTTGTTGCTATAATATTGTCGTTGAACGTGATGTTGTCTATGGTGGTCGTGCCCGCCAACCCCGTGGTTCCTGTGACGTTCAATGTTGAAAGTGTGGCAAGTCCACCCACATCCAGTGTTCCTGTTGTTGTGATGTTCTCGTTGCCGAAACTGATGTCGCCGGATGAGTCTGTGATCGACCCGTTTGCCAGTGTTAGGTTACCTATGGTGGATCCTGTTCCTGCACTCACTGTTCCGGTTGTGGTAAGGTTTTCATTACCAAAACTGATGTCTCCAGATGAGTCCGTTATGGATCCATTGGCCAGTGTCAGGTTACCTATCGTGGATCCTGTGCTGGCATTGAGCGTGCCAACGGTTGCTGTGCCCGTGACACTAGCAGTTCCATCTACAATTAAATTCTCGTTGATGTTTATCGCTGTTGAGTCATCGGATGATAGGCTCGTGCCTGATATCTTGATTGCACCAAACACAACGGATCCCGTGCCATTAGGCAGTAAATTTATGTTTTCATTTGATCTCGTGCCTTCGATGTTGTTGTCATTTATCCTGATGGCTGGGAAGGCCACGGCACCAGTGCCTGAAGGTGAGAACACCAGGTCCTCGTTTGATCTTGTGGCGGATATCTCATTCCCGCTGAAATCAAGGTCACCACCTGTGAGTGGAGATAGGTACAGTTCCGTGAACATGTCGTTCACTTTCTGCATGGCGGATCTCAGAGTATCACCTGTTCCGTCGTTTGCGTTTGAACCTACATTTAATGTTTGTTGTGCCATGTTATACTTTTATCACCCTTTTCACGAATTTTATTACTTGGTTGTTAGTGTTATTTACTGTTCCTAGCAACCTAACGTTGCCGCCCGATATGTCCGCACTCAACACTATTGATTCATACGCAGTTGATCCATCTCCCTGACCGTTGCCTACACGTGCAAAAGAACTGACATAGGCGTTGGTCCCGTCGTGTGTGACGTTGGCCTCCACCAATGCGTACCTGTCCGCCGTGCTGTCTGACATCTGTATCAGGTATTTCACACTCCTGTGTGTTGACGCACTGAATGAATCTATGGTCTGTGTCGAGGAGTCACCTGTTATGGTGGCCGTGCCGTCCGCTATGTTTGATTCCACGTACAGAATTGAGAAGGTGACCAGTGAGAGGTTCTTGGATGCATCCGTCTTTATGAATTGTCCCGCCGCATATGAGTTTGGCCAACTGAAACCATTTATTGAAACGTTGCCTGATCCACTGGCATTGATCTCGAGGTCAGTGTCGGCGGTGTTGACCGTGATCTCGTTGTCCTTTATGTTGAGCTGTCCTGCATTTAACTGTGTGTTTGTGAAGGACACCGTAGTGAAGGTTCCAGCGGCCGGTGTGGCGGCGCCTATCACTGTGTTGTCGATGGTACCTGAATCTAGATCGATGTTTGAAATCTGTGTGGAGCCAGTGCCATTGCCTGACAACACCAGGTCGTCATTGGATCTGGTGACCTTGATCACGTTGTCTGTGAGGTTGATGCTAGAGTCTATGGTGAGATTGCTGACATTGACTACCCCCGTGCCTCCTGGGGTAAGGTTGAGGTCCGCATTGGAACTGGTTCCTATGATGTTGTCGTTGAACGTGAGGTTGTCCACCGTGGTTGTTCCGGCAAATGAAGATGCACCGGATACTGTGAGGCTACCCAGTGTTGTTACTCCTGCATTAAAATTTCCAGTGGTGGTTATGTTCTCGTTGCCGAAACTGATGTCGCCGGATGAGTCCGTTATGGATCCATCGGCCAGTGTTAGGTTCCCGAATGATGATCCTGTGGCCACTGCCAGTGTTCCTGTTGTGGTGATGTTCTCATCACCGAAACTGATGTCACCAGATGAGTCCGTTATGGATCCATTGGCCAGTGTTAGATTCCCGATTGTGGATCCTGACTGAGCACCCATGGTGCTGGACACCACTACGTTTCCGGTGGTTGTGAGATCACCGTCCACTATTAAATTTTCATTGATGTTTATCGCCGTTGAGTCACTGGCCGTGATCGATGTGCCTGAAAATCCAATGCCGTCTATGACCAACTGTCCCGACCCGTTTGGTATGAATTTCAAATCATCATTGGATCTTGTGCCCTCGATGTTGTTGTCGTTGATA